TGACCATTGGGTGTTGAATTATCCCAATAACGTTCATAGTTATTTAAGTTAATTACTTGATGTTTTAGTTTCTTTGATTTTTTCTTGACCACGTCAAACATACCTGAATTGGGTGTGTTGTTTGCGATATCATCTAAAAAGGTTTCTTTTGGACTTGCTTCAAAATCATACGTAGCACTATAAATGCCACTATCTTCTTGTTGTGCCACTTTTTGGGCAAAGTATTCTATTCTTCTATCACTCATTATAATCTCCTATAATACTATTTATAACGTGTTTAGCAAGTACTTGGTGACCTTCTTCATTGGGATGATGATCCTTTTTACTTATGATATGTTTATCTCTATCTAAAATATCTGTCATTGATTGAGAAGAACCACCAAAGATTTTATCGCCAGGAAAATCAGGAAAGATTGATTTATCTATTTTATCATAATAAGGACTATTTAATAAATCCATTCCCATTTTAACATTTGTATCTTTTGAATAATAAGGATTGCCGTGATAATCTAATCTATTAATAGGGTGTACAGATTGAAACATATGAACATCAATATTTTTTGATTTACATATTTCTTGTAATGAATAAACGTATCTTAAATAAGAACGAATATTACCTAGTGGAGGTGTATTCGTTTTTAATTCTGTATAAAACTTACCTTCTCTATAATGTCCATCATATCGTTGCGACCAAGGTCCAAGTTTCTTTGTTGTTTCTGGATCTTCAAAATTAATGCGATTACTTGCCGACCATATAACAATCAATTTAAAATCTTTTTCTTTTAGTATTGTATCTAACGCTTGACTGTATAATGCCCAATTACCAATTCCAGATGTTGAGATATTTGTTAAAGAAAGATTGAAATGTTTTGCGACTAGTTCAGGCCAAATAGGAAAGGGTTTTATTTGCTTCCATTTTATCATCACTTTCGCTTCGTTAGAAGATACTTCATCTACAGCAGCATTCATCTGCTCTACATAATTCGCACCAAAACTATCACCAATCACAATCAATTTTTTCATACTAATATAATGGATAGATTTTATCCTTATCTGCTTTTGTTTTTTTCTTAAATAGAGAATTAAACAAAAATCTTATTTTTAGCCATAGTTTCATAATACTATTTATTATAAGAAAAGTCAAGTCTGCGCCACGCCCACGCTCAGAACAACTACGAAAGATTCGCAAAATTTTTAGACTTGACACCAGGCCAAATCCGTAGTATTATAAATATAAATTTAGAAGGTTAAAGTGCTTATTACAGACGTACCATCTAAAAACAAAATCATCATATCATCAAGCCATCATAGTCACGTCTTTGCTGACGTAGACTTTATCGTCTATTGTCAAAAGGCATTATATAGTAAAACACCATTTCGTGTAAGAATTGAAGATTGGGAACCTGAATATTGTATTGCCTACATAAAGACATTAAGACTGCACGATAGATGGAAACCGTTAACTATTAAATATGTAAGACAAGGTCATTACATTTACTTGTGGAATAAGAATTATAAGAAAGGTGTGAGATATTAAATGTTTTCGCCGAGTCGTGGTTCTCTAGGTACTCTAAGCATTCTTGCGGACACTACACAGTTATATATAATTTCCTGAATCTCTAAAACGAACCATCATCAAAAGGATGTTTAATCGGACCAGTATTACTCTTTGCACGTAAAACAACAGGTCGTCCTTTCTTATGTAAGGGTAATGCTTTTTGTTTATTGGGTTCACCTTCCCATTCAAATCTGTATGTTTCGTTTTCTGGTATATAAGTGGCAGGCGGATTTTCGTATGCTTCTTGTGGAAGTTTAGTCCATAAGGAATCAAAGAGTTCTTTTTCATCCATCATTCCAAACTGATTATAAACACGACCAGTCATTTCTTTAGTCATTGAGCGTAGCCGCTCTTTATTGTATTCTATCTTACGTTGAAAGTCCCAATACTCTTTTAAGTCGGTATATGATTGTTTTGTAATAGACATTTTTAGAAATATTTATATCCTGGCGTTTTTTTCTGGAAAAGGAAGTCGTTATATATCTAATGATTGTTATTGCATTTATAGTTTAAATTTTTTTATAAAAACAACAAATGCCTTATTGACAGGCCGTTTTTCAGATTTTTTCTGTTTTGTTTTTGTAAATGATATATATGTTATTAGTTTAAATCAATAGTGGCACCTCTATGAAATACACTCATAGTTGTATTAGATGTTTTACTGCCTTCTATTGTTTCTTTCTTACTGCCCCATATATCACTCGTATAATCACCTTTGACTTGTAAATTATAATTGCCACCTACATTCATATTTACATCTCCATCAACGGTGACCAGATTGATATTGCCTTTATCTACTTGTATGTTAATGTTTGCGTTAGGGCCTATCTGTATATCATAGTTGTTATTGGCCGCACCTGTTTTGTTAATGTAAATCTTATGGCGACCATCTATAGTAATGTCACTATCGCCTTCAATGGCGTAACGTTGGTGTCCACTTGTAATCTCATATTTGTTTTTGATATTGTGTATATTAATATTGCCAACAGAATCAATTTCATAACCTGTGCCTGTTCTATGATATTGCGTAATTCTTTCGGCGCCTGCTGTATCATCAAATTCTGAATAGTGTCCACTCTCACTCTCATAGACGTGATTGAAAGGATAAACGGCGGCCCAAGCAGGCGCAGGTTGATTCCAAACATCACCATCACTTGCTGTTATTTCGCCACCTTTGGCGTTAGTCGCTTTATTAAAGTCGGCCGTTGCAATACCTTTCTTAACATTATCTTGTCTGGCGACCAAACCTAAATGCGTAAAATCATTTCGTGCTAATCTACTAATATCAGATTCATTTTTTGTAATAGGATATTTGCCAGAAGGATCAGCAAAACCAAATTCACCTGTCGGCTTTTCTGCAGGCACGCCAGGTATACTACCTATTACGCAAGGTTCTTGACATTGGTCACCATCTCTAAAATATCCGAACACCCAACTGCCTTCTACAAGAAAACTTGGTGAGTGACCTAAACCTGAAATGCCTGGTGATGTAACTGGCATTATCACTTGCGCCCAAGGCAAGTCTACTGTAGGCAAAATTTCTTTGTCGTGTGTATGTATGCCTACGCAACGCACTCGCACTCGGCCAAGTGTGTAAGGGTCTTGTCTATCTTCAACAACGCCTGTGAACCAGATAAAGTTATTGAACCCTAAAAAATTATTGTCAGCCATTTAGTTTTTTCCCATATTGTTTTTCTTTTAAAGAATACGACTTACGCATTTTAAAACTATTTAGAATACCTTTACGCAGGCGAGTGTGAGGACTGCGTGTAATATTATCTTTACGCAGGCGGGTTTGCGTACCCTTTGCGACCCTTTGCGTAAGATATGTAATAGGTAGAAATATACCTAATAGCCAATTCCGAACAACATTGGTTACCGTCGGATGCTGTAATGGCTTCGCACTCTTTCCATAGTCATACTGGCGACCATCCTGTGGTACCAACAGTTCATCTGCGTTATACACTATTCCGCTCACGGTGTCAATAGGCAATGCTCGTATTTGTTCGTAGTTTGTTCTTATAGTCATTGTGATTTACCTGTCTTATGTTCTACTACGGCCAGTTGTAATGGTTGCCATACACGTCTAGCGTTAGCGACCCCAAAAAATTTGCGATTCTCAAAGATTCTTTCAGTAGTTCTCAATATATCCCCTTTTATTACGTTTTAAATGCTTTATGTTGGGCACTTGTTAATCCTTGAGCATTTGTACCCATTCTTGTTATCAATTCATTATCTACTTCATATAAATTATAAGTCTTGCGAGCAGGTGCTGAGTGTGACCAAGATTGATATTCTGCTACGTGAGGTGTTGCTACATTATCCTTAACACATTTCAATACCATAGTATATGCATCCTTTAATTTATTAACTATATGCTTAAGTTCAACTATTAAATATCTGCCTGCCCATTGTGGATTAGACTGAATTTCTTTGTGGTGTCCTGTTGGTTGCATTACAGGCATATCAAAAGTAATAATATCTCCTGCCGTTAATAAACTATTACCAGGTACATTTATTTCCAATATCCCATTAGATAATAACTGTCTTTGTGATATTGCCTTTTGTGTAGTGTGTTGGTCACTAATAGTTAATGCCGTATCGTGTATATTACTAGTATGCGATTTAAACATTACCTTTTGGTCAAATGCTTGTGATAATGGTTTGTGTGTATCTTCAAATTTTTGTTTAGGTAATGGTGTTTTTGCACCATCTTTATTACCCCATTTATGCTCAGTATGAAAATGGTTACCAAAATCTTTTGCATAATCATATTCTACTGTATTGATTGTCTTATAAAACATATCGTGTTCAATTAATTTACTTGCATAACCACCTGCTTTTAAATTGCTTAATGTATCAGCAGGTTGTTTTAAATCCCAACTATATACACCGTGGGTATCTGCCACTATATCTCTTGAACCAAGTACTGGATGCCTAATACTTCCTATTTGATAGTAGTATGCAAATTTAGCAGGTCTTGCTATTGCACCACCTACTGCTAATAATGATTCAATACTTCTGAAATGGTATCCATCTTTTGTTTCAAAGAATAGATATCCTGCATTTTCATATTTACCTGATACTGCCTTTCGGCACAACATATCAATTGCTTTAAATGGTTTTGTATTTGGTATAACCATTTTAGTATTATATTTTGTAGGTTCAACATATAAATTCTTTTTACTGGATAGATAATTTCTATTCTTAAATATATCTTCAACACCTAATTCAACTGGTCCTTCATATGCCTTACTCACTTTTCTCATATGATTAAAATATGATTCTCTTGAACAGAAAAATATATCATATACTTGACTACCAGCAGCAACATTTTTAGGATCAGGCGCAACTTGTTCAATTTTATATACGTGAAATGGGTGACCTTCATTGGCAACAGCACATATGCCATTGAGACCTGCTGTATGAAATTTTAAATTTAATCTTTCTAAACCAACAATAGGTAATAATGTACGTACATCTTGCGTATCATACACTTGTATTCTACCCAACATTGATTTATGGAAAATACCTTCTTGTATTTCTATTTGTGAAATAATAGGTAATATATTAATCCTATGAGGTTCTTGTTTGCCAGGAGGACCTCCTCCCATTCTGTAGGATAATAATTCGGCAATTTCTAAATTATAATCGCCTGCTTTTGTGAGTCTTTCTCTATGTTGTGCCATATCATTGTTTAATCAAAGTTTTAAATTCTGTTAAAAATAAGTCAAGATATTGTGGTGAAATAATCTTAACTTGTCTTTTCTTATCTTGTATTCTTCTTTCATATTCATAATTAGTTACAGCGCCTGCTCCTGCGTCTGTTGAATTGCATTGTATCATATGAGAATAATCATCAGGTCCATCACCTATTTTAGAACCACTTGATTGTACTTTCTCCCAATGATGTACTGCGTCAACATCATTATATTTGTCCTTTACAAAATTTTCAAATTGTAAATTTGATAACGGCCAATCGTAATAAACATTTTCAATATCATTTATCATACACACAACCCAAAAATAATCTGTAGAACCATATACTTTATATGCTACGTGTTCTGGTTTTTCTCCATCTTCAACATCATAAACATCTAACATTGTTATGTTATCTTTTATTTTATCTCTTGCTTTAATTCTACGAAATATATCAGGCACTAGTTTATAATAACCATTTGCCTTGATGTCGTATAACATTAACGGAAATTGTTCAAAATATTTTGCCATTAGAATCCATCTCCAATTTTATCTTTAGTCAAATATTCTAATTCTTTAAATGTTAAAGTCATACCATAAGAAACTGGTGAGTGGTCTTCAAATGTTTTAAAATTATTTGATTCAGATGGCGTATAACTTAAAGCCATATCTGTTAAAGCACATCTTGATATTTTATTTAAATTTTCATTAACAGTAGTTCTATGTAAATAATGTATTTCAAATTCTGAAGGATATTCAAACATACGACCTGCGTGCCAAGCTTTAGTATTTCTTTCAGGATGCATATGCCATTTAAACATTTTAATTATATCTTGTATTGTTTTTACTTCTGTTGGATTTCTCGGCCAAAATCTAAATGAATAATCAAAACTTCTAAATTTTGGACCTTCATAAAACATTTCAGCGTGATTGTTAACTGCTAATCCCATACCTTTAGTCAATAGTTTTGCCCAATCACCCATACCTGCACCTGATGTTATGTCTGATAGAAATTCTTTTCCTTTTTGCATTGTTATACCTGAACCGTGTTTTAAAACTTCATTAACTAATTCCATACCTTCTTTATCACTTGTTCTAACAGCGTCAATAGCATTTGCTACATCTCCTGATACTCCCATATCTTCTGGTCCCCAATCTTGACCATAACTTACTTTAATATCTGGTGGCATATATAATGCAATTGCACCTGATACAATATCTTTAGTTCTATATGATTCACCACCTAATGTCGTATTTGTTTTAATCACTCTAGGTATATCAATGCCTCGTTTTTTATATTGTTCTCTTATTTCATCAAAAGCAACAGTTTTTCCAGGGTCTTCTAAATCTCCACTTTCGCTTTCAACAAATTTAGTTACTTTTGGCATTCCCATATCTTCTGCTAATTTAAAATCTGGATTATTTGCTGGGTTGTCACCAACGTTTGTTGTAATTGGTAAGAATAATATCCAATTACCTAGTTCATTACCAGTTAATTCTGATGGATATTGTAAATGTTGAAAACCTAAAGGGTCTCTATGTTTAAGACTTCTCTTATTTCGGTCAATTTCAAATGGAGATTTCTTTAATAATTGATTGATTGGTTGAATATTTTTTGTAGCAATTTGTGATGTACCAAAATTACTAACAAGTGATGATGGACTTATATTACCAATTGCTTTATTAACTATAAAGCTTTTGACATTGCTTACCGCATTTTTTAGGTAAGTGCCTAATCTTATCTGTCTTTTATGTCCTGATACGTGTCCCATTTTGATCCTTGTTATAAATACTATTATATTTATATGATTTATAGGTAATATATGAAGAAGAGTTACAAAGGAATATACAGACCAACATACCCTAGAAAATACGTAGGCAACCCTAATATGATAGTGTACAGGTCATTATTAGAGCGTAGGTTTATGCGTTATTGCGACCTTAATCCTGATGTATTAGTTTGGGCAAGTGAAGAATTACCTATCAGATACTATAATCCATTAGATAAGAAATTTCATAGATACTTTCCAGACTTTGTTATCAAAACAGTTAAAGATAAAAAGTATATGATTGAGATTAAACCATCAAGACAAACTGTTAAACCTAAAAAACCTAAAATAAAAACTAAATCTTATATGCGTGAGTCATTTAACTATATTAAAAATAAGGCAAAATGGTCAGCGGCAAGAGCATATTGTGTAAATAATAATATGCAATTTAAATTGATTACTGAAAAACAATTAGGATTTAAATAGAAAATGATGTGCCACACCCACAACTAGATTTAGCTTTAGGGTTATTGAATACAAAGTTGGCACCAAATATATCGTTCTTATAATCTAATTGCATACCTAGTAAATACAATTCAAAACTTTTATCTACTAATAACGTGTTATCAACAACTAAATCTTTATCAGTTGGTGAATCCTCAAACGACCAATCATAACCAAAACCAGCACAACCACCACCCTTTACAGATAGTCTAACATAGTTCTTACTATGTTTTTCTTTTAATTCTTCTAATCTATTTTTTGCGTTCTCTAGTATTGTAATCATTTCTTTTTGAACCATTTTCTCCAAGGTTTAAGGTCTAATAATATGTATAATATAATTCCACCCATAAGGCAGATAAACAAAAAACCAAATATTACTTTTAAGATTGTTAACACTATTATTCAAATAATTTATTAGGGTCTGAATCACGTATTGTTGAACCTTTATTATAGATATGAACCCCAGCAGTACTAAAATGCTTAAAGTCAGATTTATTACCAATTTTTATTTCACTTTCAAGTTTTTCTTTTGATTTATCTAATATTAATTTATTTTTATCTTGTACTTTAAATTTTTTATCTTTTAATCCTTCTTCCAACAATTGTGACCCTAACTCTGGTGAAATTATTGCATATAATTTGTCTATTGTGTTTTTATCTTCATCTGTAAAGATTCTGCTATGTCGTAATTTTAGTATTTCATCATTAATACCTGATAATGCTGATACAGCTGCTCTACGTTTTGCTTTTTCTTCTACTCCATATTCGTCAGGAGAATCTTCTTTTAATTTATCCAATCTCGCTATTTCTGCTTCGTGAGCTTGTTTAATATTTTGTAAATCAGCCATTTTAAGTCTATGCTCTCGGTCTCTTTCCAAAGGATCAATACTCATACCTTTATAGTCTTCTTTAATAGCTATTTTTCTTATATGTTTAGGTGCGTCTTTTCCTTTTTCTTGATATATTTCTTTCGCTAATACCTCAACTTGGTCAAACATTTGTTTAGCTTGAATTGTCAATGCGTCTGCGTCCTCTTGCGATACTTTTCCTGAGGCAGCTGTTCTCAACATATTTCTAGCAATTTCTTGTACTAAATCTAATTTACCTTCATCATACATTGCCTCCTCTTTAAATTCTGGATCACTCATAGAAATGAGCATTTTTTCACCAGTAGCTAAAGTATCTTTTACTTGTTTTTTAGAAACTTTTCCTTTTTTAGATTCAGCTGTATCTGCCATTGCTTCTGTAGCACCTTCAATTTCTTGAAGCATAGTAATATCTCCACCTAACCATTTATATAATGCAGGACTTAATTTTGACAAAAATTTAGCTTTCTCATCCATAAACCTTCTATCAAATTCCTCTTGCGTAAGTTTATGTAAATCTTCTAAATGGTCTAACATTTTTTGTTGAGTTTGACCAACTTTACTAGTTATATATCCCATACCAGCCGCTAATGCAATTGCTAATGAAGCGGCAATAACAACAGGCCAACCCACTATCAAACCACCAATAGTTAATACACCACCAGCAGACGTACCAAGTAATCCAAACGTTTTTGCCATTAACATTAATGCTGGTCCTGTTAATGCAACTTTACTCCAATCAAAACCACTATATTCAGCGGCAACTTTATCACCTGTTATAAAATCTGTAAGAGACCATAATGCCATACCAACCAAAGCAGGTATCATTAGCATTAAAGCAGTTCTAACTTTTAATAATCCAAATAAAACAGCAGCAGTAGGTAATATTGTTTTAATTTCAGCTTTAACATCTGGATTTGTAACATCAAGATGTTCAATTAAAGCGTCACCTGCTAAGTTTGCCAACATTAAGAACATACCTGCTTTAAATATTTTACCTGCAAAACCTTTCAATCCTTGCATAGTAAATAATGCTGTACCTGCACCTAGTAATTGGTCTTTTAATCTTGTACCAAAACCTTCTCCTGCTTCATCAACTGCTTTTCCAATACCACTAATAGAACCACCTTTTACACCACGCTTACCAGCTCTTTCCAAAGCAATTTCTTTTGCATTTTCCCTTGCTCTTCGTTCTGCGTCTTGTTGTAAATCTAATTGTGATTTTAATATTTCCCAAACGGCTTGTACTTTGGCAACAGTTGCCTCTTGGAAAGTTCTGATATTATCTAATATACCTATAGCAGGTTCGCTAACATCAGTAGCTTCTTGAGCAGCACTCTTTAATCCAACAAGTGAAGACCCAACTTTATTTTGTATGTTATTGGCTACCAACTCTACGTTGTTGGCAACTACTACTGATTCTGCCATTGATTACTCGTCTTTTTTATGTTTGCCTAGTATCTTAACTATTTCCCAAGTACCATCTTCATAATGATGTACTTCTGCGTCAACTAAATCACACATAAAGTTTAATGAGTCACCGTGTATTTGATACGTGATACCATTAATCTCTACGCTATCTGTACCTTCTGCTCTATTTCTCCAAAGTTTTTCAACTTCTCTTTTAGTCTTCAAGCAATCAGACATATTATCTGCACCTTTATGGTCAATTAAATGTCCATCTGAAAATACACATACTGCAAATACTACTTCTGGTGGATGTGAGTGTTCACCTGCTTCTAGTGGACATTGTTGGTGTCCATCATCTCCGCAACCTGTACAATCACCATAAGCATTTTTAGCAACTCCAAATACAATAGCAATTAAAAATATACCTGCTAAAATCTTCAATAACCATTTAGTATCGCCGTTCTTGAAACCTATCTTGTCTATTAGTTTTTTAAACATAGTTCTCCCTATCTAATTGGTGGTACGTACATTACGCCACCGTTTTTCCAAAGATTATTTAATCCTCGTTCTAATGCAAGTGGAGTATTAGGTCCTACATTTCTTTCAAATGATTCCCCATAGTTTCCTACTTGTTTTATAATGTTATAACCAAACTTCATACCTAATCCTAACATAGGACCGATATAACCTTCAACACCTAATATTCTTTTAACTTCTTTTGATTTAGCAGTTAACATTTCATCAACATTTCTACTAGTGATACCTGCTTCTTCAGCATTAACCATAATAAAATGTGTCCATCTTATTATATCTTCCCACTCTTGGTCGCCTTGTCTTACAAGTGGACCTAATGGTTCTTTTGATATAATTTCTGGTAGTACAACCCATTTACTTGGATCTTCTGCACCAGACCTAGCACTTGCTAAACCAGAGGCGTCTGTTGTGAATACATCACACTCACCACCAAATAGTTTTGCTTTTGCTTCTTTATTACCTTCAACATATATTGGTTTATATGCCATATTGTTTTCTGCAAAATAATCATTTAAGTTTAATTCAGATGTAGTTTCTTTTGTAATACATACAAACGCACCATCTAAACCTTTAGCACTTTTAATTCCTAATTCTGTTGGTATTAAAAATCCTTGTCCATCATAATAGTTTACACCTGCAAATTCAAACATCAAGTTAACATCACGACTTATTGTCCACGTTGTGTTTCTTGCAAGTACGTCAATATTACCTGACGCTAATGTTGGAAATCTTTGAGCAGCATTTAATCCTACATACTCTACTTTAGTTGAGTCACCAAATATAGCAGCGGCAACTGCCTTACAGAAATCAACATCTAAACCACTCCAAGTTCCACTCTCGTCTTGAGCAGAAAATCCTGGTAAGTTAGCGTTAACTCCACAGATTAAATAACCTCTCTCTTTTACAGTTTGAAGTAGACCTGTTTCTTTTTCTACTACAACTTTTGATCCTTTATTAATATTACTAGTAAAAGCAACTGCTAACAATATAGCAGCTAACATCACAACACCAATAATATTTTGTATATTGTTTTTAAATTTAAATTTCATATTCTATCCTATTTTGTTAACACTTCTGTTTGCTTTTTCTTTTTCTTTTCTGTTAGTGATTTGGCAGTACCACCTAATTTTAAACTACCTGATTGGTCAGGCATTTTGTTTTTAATACTTACTATTTTACCGTCTGCGTCAATTTCTGCCAAAGAAGGACCACAAATAACTCGTCTTCCATCTTTCAACTTCTCTATTGCTCGCTTTTCTTTCAAGCAATCCATTAATCCATCGTACTTAACGAATTCGCTTGAAGTATCGGTCACAATAAACATTGTTATGATAGTAACTAGTGTTGTTGCGTCCATATCTTATTCTCCTGTTGTGTGTCCATTCTTGACACTTCTGATTTTATCTTTAAGTTCCTCTATATCAGCTAATGCCTTGTCCATATCTTTTTGTAACCTCTCAATATTGACGGCATTGTTCATCATATTTTGTAAATCCTTTTGGATTTGTTCTACTTGACCGCTTAAGAATTCAATAAGCATAAATTGCTCTGAATCAGCAGGTGGTGAACCTAAATCACCTCTCGGCCATTTAATTCTAAATTCGTTGTTCTTCTCAATATCTATTCCAAGCGCTTCTTCTGCTTGTTCTAAATCTTTTGTTAATAATGTTGTGTTAGTTTCCAATTTATTCAAACGCTCAATCACGCCGAAGTAAGCCCACACGCCGACAGCGACTGCCGAAATTATGGCGAGCAAGTTCTTCATAGGCATACTCACCGCCGATTCGCCTGATATATCCAATCTCTTTGCCATTGTTAATCCTTATTCTTAATCTTTGTCGCCTTGCCATTTACATAAATTGCAAACCAACCAGCACCAGCACCAACTACAACTGACACTAGACCTGCTTGTGCGTTGTTTGGATTTTCTAATGCCATAAACCATTGTATCACGTGAAGAAATGCCCAACCGTAAGCAACCATCATTAATCTTGGTACTGCTCTCCAATTTGACAATAATTCAGGTATCTCTACTTCAATAAAGTGCCATAGTTGTTTGATTACATATTTGAAACCACTCCAACCACCACTTAAAAATTTATTAATATTCCACATATTGTTTCCCCTTTATTATTTTTGTCCTTGTCCTGCGTTCTTTAATCTAATCCTATCATTCTCTTCCTTGATATGAGCAGATAGCATATTCACATATATTTCCCTCTCCCAAGGCACCATATTCTCCAATTCAGTCAATGAATATTTATGATGTTGCATTAATGCAAAATTCACCTGATAATAATTCTCTAACGATTCGTGAGAGAGGGCAATACGAAAAAATCCTGTAATCCTTGCAACGTAAGTTTTGTCTTAACTTTCGTTTTAGGATTCTCTATTTCTACGTCTTGCTTCAGTTTAGGCATACTATCAAAAAAATCATTGATTTTCTTGTATGCTTTACTGTTTAAACCCTCCAAAAACTTATGCAATTCTTCTTTGGTATAATCACTAGAAGCGTGTATTTTATCTCCTTCATACACTTGATATACTGAATTGGCTAACAATTCAAACATCTGCTCAGTTTTCATACCTTTTTTACCATATTTGTCAGGATCGGTGGAATTAATTGTAGGATAACTCATAATCAACCCTATTTTTCTCTCCTCATCAACCACAATATTGTTAGTATGGTCTTCATCTACGTGGACTTCCACTTTAGATAAATCTAATTCAACTTCTGCGTAAGTTTTCTTATCATCAGGACATAATAATCTTAATTTTGTTACTTCACCAACAGATTTTGCTCTTATCTGTAAAAATACATACTCTACATCAAATATAGGTAGTGTATTAATATCTACAGAACCAAATGTACAAGCGTGTACTATTTGTTTCAAAGCATTAACCATTTCTTTATTATTATCTGATTCTAATGCTTGTAGCAATATCTTTTCCTCTTTTACAAGGAATGGTCTAAATTTAACCTTAACATCTTTAGATGGTAATGTCAATTCATATGTCGCTGTTTCTAATATAGGCAATGCCATAATTTACTCCTTTTTTATTATATATATTACTTATTAATAACGAATGGTGGATACACCCTGCCTCCAGTAGTTTTACCAATAGGTACATCCCTTCTAATTTTCTCAATAACACCTTTAGTTGCTCTTTTAATTTCTGGTGGCATTTTACCTAATATGCCTCCAATAATTCCATAGTTTTTACTAGGTTTAATATTGGGCATATCTGGAATATGTTTTCCAAATTCAACACCGTTAATTGAGTCTAACGTTATATTCTCCCAAGTTCTAAATGCAAAACTTATAGGTATGTCCATAGGTATTGGATCATCCGTTAATGATTGATACTGTATCTCTCCAATTGTTTCTGGATATACTTCGTGCAATCTTACACCATAGGTCAATCTATAACTATCATTATAACCACCATCCCTATCTGTTTCTCTATATTGTCCTAATTGATAAATTTCCATAGAACCTATATAGTTATCATAGTATTTTAAATTGTGTGTTGATAAATCGTGCATTTTACCCTGCCAAGTTTCAAAAAATGCTCTTTGTCTTAAAAACTTATCTCCCATAAACATAGCTTCAATTTTTGATCCATAACCATATGCATATGGCATTTTTCTACCTGGTCCATAAGTTACAAAATTTTCTGTTAATACGTCCCTATGAGGCAACTGAATAGAAGTACACATCAACTCAACATTTCTTTTCATATCGTTTGATTGTAATGTTTCTACTTCTTCATAATCGTGAGTAATAACTTGTCTAGGTGGAAATAATCTAATTAAAAATCTATTTGCTCTAGCAATACCTTCACCTCTACCAACTTCAGCAACAAATCTACCAATAGATGTTTCTGGATTCATACCAGGTTGTCTATCTAATCTTTTATCTCCTTCAACGTTATCTAAAGTTCTATCTCTTGGAAGTCCTACTCGGATATCCATATTACCGATACGTTTACCTGCTCTAAATATTGCCATATCTATTTCCTATTTTTGTGTCTACCCATATAATGCTCGGATGGTTCGTAGTTCCATTTATGTCCGTGGTGTCCTCTAACGTCAGCATACCACATTCTTAACTTAACTATCAAAACTCTCCATAATGTTCTCTTTGCCATTTTTTATCAGATTGCTCTCCTACTGTCTGACCAGACTTTACTAGCTGGTGCTTTCTTAAATTGTTGTACTGGTAAATATACTGCAATAGCCATTTCATCTGCGTCTACTCTTAAAAAGTTTGACCTTACGTGTCGCCACAAATATTTCTTAATCGTTGGTTTAATCATAGGTATATGTTTAAGTGTTGTATATGTTGCCATTATTTTTGTTGTTCCATCAAATTGTGTATTACTAGCATATTTTTGTATATCTTGTAATAATCTAAATCTCATTATGTATGGTAAATAGTGAAAGTTCAAACCTACAAAACCACCTTTAAATGTATCTACTGGTAAAACCAATGGAAATGTATCATAATATGGTAGTTTCTTTTTAGTTTTAGGATCATAAAAATACATATTTAAACGTCCTGCACTTGGTCTTTGATTTAATTTTCCACTTCTCATAAGACCAGTAGCAGTTGCCTTACTTGCTATACTTTGTACAGCATTTCTATACCAGGATGCTGATTTTAGTACACCCTTTTGTCTATCTACTAGTGGTCCAAATATATTTGCCATACTACTATTTATAATGAAAAAGGGCACCTATTACTAGGTGCCCTTTAAGTTTTAACGTTTATTTGAGAGAGAAAGGTTTACTCTTCGTCTGCCAATTTGCTAAAATAAGACAATGTATCGTCTTCCTCACTAGCAGGTTTAGAGTTCACAACGTTAGTACTTTTCACCTGACCATTGGTCTGTTGTGGGAGGTCAACTGTTTCAACAGTTTCGGTGCTTCGTGTACCCATAATTATCCTATTCAGTTTCTCTTTGAGTTCATCATAAGATTTAAAATTACTAGGGTCTACAAAAGGTTTCAAAGGATATTGTTTCGCCCATATCGCTTTTATATTAGCGTCTTCACTTGCAACTGGCGTAACTCCTTCAAATTCAGATTTATCATAGTTCCAATAACCATCAACTTTTCTAATTTTCAGTTTAAAGTTTGCACCTTTCCAAAAATCAAATGGGTTGATTGCTTTTTCATCCGCAAATTGAGGTTGCATTGCTTCTGATATCTTATCAAATATCTTTTTACCATATTTGTATAAGAATACCTTACCTTCATTTTCAGGATGTTTTGGATCACTAACAATATAGATGTTAGAATAATATGATAATTTTCTTTTTCTCTTACGAGCAATATCCTTATCACTATCTACACCTGTATTCCATAATCTTGTATTATCTTCACTAACTGGGTCTTTAGCATTTAAAGTTGTTAATGAATTTTCAATGTACCAACCGCCTTTGTCTTGAAATGCGTGTGACCACACTCTTTGCCAAGGCATTTCTTCTTTTTCAGACGCAGGTAAAAATCTGATAACGGCATAACCATTTCCAGTTTTATCTAGTTCTGGTTTCCAGAACCTATCGTCTTGATACTTATTTTTGTTTGCTTGATCCTCGGGACCGAGGTTCTTTTCAAGTGCCTTTGTAATCTTATCAAAGTTACTTGATGATGATTTTAATGTTTCAAAATCCATATTCGTATATCTCCTTATATGTTTATATTCGTTGTATTTGTGTTCCCTATATTATCGGGATCATTATTATTTATACAAGTTATATTATCTCTAATATAACATTATTTGAGCATATTGTCAAGCGTGGTATAATCTATGTATTTAATATTTGATAAATTCTTCCACTCTTCAATAGGTCCATTTACCTTATCTCTACCATCATTATATCTATTAACCTTATAGAAGTGTATCTTTGGATACCACTCCATTAATGTCTTCCATTGGTTAATCCAGTTAATAGCTGGTGTTGGACTATTATCTTTTGCTGTATAATGCTTGGTACTCTTGTATATGTTATTAATCTTATCATTATGGCTATATAAATCGTGTCCTATTATATACACTTCACAAGGTTTCTCTCTCTTAACTGCAATCAAACCAGAAGAAGGTCCACACGCCCAACCGTGGTCTCTAGGGTCGCATATATCGTCTAATGAGTGTGAGTAGTCTGGTTCTTTTATCCAACTAACTTTAATTGTTGAATTGATAGCATTAACTTTAGTTACTCCACCATCCCTTTTCAATACACTTACTATACCTTTTAAGTTAGCACCGTGTAAAACATATTCTTTACTATCACCACGTTCATTACTGATTATGCCACCATTTTGTTTTGCCCATTCTAAATCTTCTTCAGGTAACCCACCTCGTATAACATCATCATATGATTGAGCAGGCACTTTAGTCCAATTTCTAAAATAACAAGGTATCTTTTGTGCCATACCTGCGTGGTACATTTCGTGGACTATACCGTGGTCTACACCAGTTAACACATCACATAAATTTGGATAATCTCTATAAATGGCATTACAACCATATATCTTACCAAATTGTTTATACTTTTCTAAATCTAAACCAATTCTACTTTCACCATTACCAATACAGAATACTCTAGCAGACCTTTTCTCTTCTTGCATTTCTTTTATCTGATTATGTAAATCTTCAGCGTCTTTATCTGTCATTATCATATTAAAAATAGTTAAAGTTTATATTAACTCTTCTTGGTTGGTCTGTTGTGTTTGTACTTGCGTGGTCAAGAGTTGGATCAAAAAAGATTGCTCTATTTGCAACACTATCAATTTTAGTACCATCTAAAAGTTTTGTATAACCATCACACGTGTTTAAACAAAAAAGACACGTCTTATATAGAAGTTTACTAGGTGGAAAATCTTGGTGCATACTATGTTCAATAAATTTATTTTGATTAGGATATGAATTTATTTTTACTCTTACTAAAGTTCTCAACTTATAATCATCATTACGTTCAAATAATTTACTCAAAATTGGATCCATTAATTCAAAAGATGTATTAAATGTTGGTCTATCATTATCATATAACATATGCATATTAAAAAATTGATTACCTATTTGACCTCTTTCGGATTCTTTTACTATTGTATCATAATAGAACCAAGGAAAGTATCTACCCATTATCTTTGATTGTATTTCATCAAACTCTCTTTTATCTAAAAAATTATCTACTACTATATGTTCCATTAAAAATAGTTAAAGTTTATATTAACTCTCCTTGTATCGTTTGTTGTATTTGTACTGCAATGTGGAATGGTTGGATCAAATAGTATTGCTCTATTTGCTTTACTATCAATTTTAACTGACTCTTTTCCATTATCTAACTTGGTATATCCATCGCAAGTGTTTATACCAAATAAACACGCCTTACGGTTTAAACCACCCTTACTCGGCCAATCTGTATGCATAGTATGTTCCCTAAATGTACCTTGATTAGGATAGTTATTAATTTTTACTCTTATTAAAGTATTCATACGAAATTTAGGGTCATCAAGTTTCATTAACTCACCTAAAACTGGATCCATTATTTCAAAAGAATTAGGAAATGTTGGTCTGTCATTATCATATAACATATGCATTGAATAAAATGTTAAATCTTTTTTATCTTCACCTTCTCTCACTATTGTATCATAATGAAACCAAGGAAAGTAGGTACCCATTATCTTTTTCTGTATTTGTTCAAACGCTTTTGGTTGTACGAAATTGTCTATGACTTCGTAACTTCTATCTAACTCTTCCATTTAATATAATCTCCATTGCTTCTAATATTTCTGGTATAGTCCAGGTGCCGTTTATTTTCTTATCAAGATTTAAGTTCACTAGTTATAATCTCCTTCATTATTAATTTCGCTTTCGTTTTATTAAATGAGATAAATGGTCTCATTTTTTTGAGTTTTCTGGACATATCAGTCCACACAACTTTTTCCGTAATTTGTTTATCCCAGACTTTAATGAAATCAAGAACCGAGTCAAGTATGATGGCGGTTGGGAAATTAACTCTCCCTTGAATAAGTAAGCGTAGCATTCTTGGATGTTGCCCATTAACCACGCTGAAACCATCATCAAAAGAAATACCCCTCCTGCTAAAGTCATAAACAATACTATTAATACTGTTTCGTAAACTGTAGTCAAAAGACTCAAAATATTTTCTGTAATTGAGGTATGTTTTGTGTCCGTCGTCATTTAATAAATTTCCTATCCATTTTTTACTATCGTCAACAAAATTACTTACAAAGAATTCAAGCACTTCACTTGGACTATATCTTGTAGATAACTTGTAGAAGAAGTATCTATCTTTTCTTTTAGTAAATGAATCCAATGTTGCATTTACTTTACCTGAATATTTATAATAGTCATAGGTATCTGTAGTAAAATGCAACTTAACACCTAAATATATTTTATATACATCAAATCCACCATATGCCATATTAATCAATCAAATACTTATAACAAATTGGAAAATGGTCTTTCATATGCTTTGATATTTGATGAGTGACCATTCTAGTTTCTGCTTGAGCATTACCCTTATTTCTTAAATTACAAACTCTACTAAAGGCATATACACTACCTGACCATATCCACTCGGTCATCATACATTGAGGTAATACCATACGTGCCATTTCTGGTGCAATACCCTCCTCTAACATATCATTATAAGTTTCTTTAGCAACATTTATTAAATGCATAATATCATATTCAATTTCTTCATCACTTGAACCTTGTTTAATACTCTCTTCTGGTTTCTTTCTCCACATAAATGGTATATAAAATTCTGGTTTATCTGAAACATATCGTCTACTTACTTCGTTCCAAGCTAATCCTACTTGATGTTTAACTAATTGTCTTGCAACAAATACAGGTGCTTTAATTCTAAATGATAGAAAGGCGTGAGCAAATGGTGACCAATGTCCCCACTTCGCCAAATACTTAATTAACTTGTCATCTTTTTCATCAAGTACATCTTTTCTTTTTGCAAATGATACTCTAGCAGCATTTACTACTGACAAGTCACTACCTAATTTATCAATAATTTCTATATTCATTATGGTAATACTCCAGGTTTACCTCCCTTTAACAGGTTTAGTTGTGCTGATTGATGTTGTATTTTTTCTTTGAGTTGTTTTGTAATTAGACGTGCTGTAGTTTCAATTTCAATATTATTCTCTTCACAATATTTAACAATAGCATCCACATATGATAGTTCTTTATGCTTCTTTACTATGTCCTCTATAATTAGTGAAAATTCTTTTGAGTTCATTGTGTTACTATAACATATTTTCTAATAAATGTAAAGTGTGTAGTTTCTGTTGCCACGTACTACACAACGCCGTTACCTAACTATGAGCTAGGCAGCAAGAGCAAAGTTTCCTTCGCCGTTTAAAATTAACAGTACGCTGTCAGCGATTTAACTCCAGATAGTTTTAGTTAGTAGTCGAATCTAACTCACCCCCTTAAAGCACACTATTATATGTGTTTTGAATTGGTGGAGGTGGTGGGAATCGCACCCACGTCCTCACTAATTATTATCTACCCTTCAACGTCAAATTCATTATAAATTTGTTCCCATTCTTGGTGGTTCAGTCCATTGTAAATCAAAGGACTTGTACATCATACAAGATTCTGTAGCAGCCATATTAGTTACTACGGCTATTGATTGTTTAAAGTCTTCTGATATCCAGTAGGTAACATAATATACAATTTCTGTATCTGGTTGTGCGTTCTGTCTACCTACGGACATATTAGCCATTAAAAACTTATGGTCTTTTAAATATTGTTCCACATTTTCCTGTGTACCACAAATAACTGGCATTGTCATCCAATATAATTTTGGTAGATTTTCTTCTTCAGGTGTTAAAGGTTCTATAGTATTAGGTGGAGTTTGCTCCGCCATAGCAACACTCATAAAGAGTAGTGCTCCAAAAATTAGTGATATTATTGTCTTGTACATAGTGACCTCTCGTGGATAAAACTTTGGCCACTTTGTTAATGATTGTGCTTGATTTTATCTTTGTTTAGTTCTTCATAGTATTTATAAAAATACTTTATAGATTCTTCAAGTTT